TCAAAGGCCCAAGGCGATAAAGAAGGGTGCAGCGATGGCCTTGTGGGCCTCCATACGGCACAGCAGCGCTGTCAAGGCTGCGGGCCTCAAAAAACTGCGGATGGGTTGCAAAAAAGCCTGTTCAAAGCCTCTGAGAACCTCGCGCCAGAAGCTGATGAAAGCCCCCGCCACCCCCTGCCGCCAAGCGAGGGCGAAAAGCGGGCGATTATGACAGCAAATCATGGCCTGGCCCAGGAGGGGATTGAAAAACCTAATGAATCCATTGAAAACAATGGGTTTCCACGATTGGGGGAACTGGTTTTTCCCCCGCTCGTTCCCCCCGTACGGGGGTTCGATCCCGCTTTTTCCTGAAACTGACTAGTTTAGCGCGAAAAAAAGACAATTCCAGCAAGGCGTGAACTCGGCATGATTGAGAAGAAAAAAGGGCCGCGCATGGCGGCCCTGCCAGGGGAGAAAGGAGGCCCACCAATGGCCCCAAAACCCCCAACAACCTAGCCCGCAACGAAGCGCCAATAAAGGCAGCACGGCCCAGGTGTCACTGGCTGCACTTCGCGCAGGTTGCGTGGATGATCCCCTGCAAGGTGAATGCGCATTTGCACGCTGGCTTGGCCTGTAAAGGCGGGATCGGTGATCTTGAGAATGCCTACTTTGTTGCCGGCTTCGATCAGTGTATCGGCCAAGTGCGTCAGCTCATAGCCTGATTCGATGGCGCGTGCGGTGTAAGCGATTTCTTGGCTTTCGCCAACGCTGCCTGTTTGCGGGTTGTAGGTGCCTGGGATGCTGTGCAGCAGCTCGCAGTCTTTTCCGAAGCGGGCCAGCAAGCGATCCACGCTGTTGGCAAGAATGGCATGCGCGTCAGGCATCGAATACCCCTGCAATTTGACCTGCCTGCAAGACTTCCCCAGGTGTCAAGCCTGCTGCTTTGGCTGCGGCCAGCGCATCCACAATGGTGGCCATGGCGCGCGCAGCGCCGCCTGCATCGTAGGCACCCAAGCCCACAAACACGTCCAGGCTCACGGCTTCGCCGGTTTTGGCTTGGACTTCGTGCGCGATCAGTTTGGCGATGGGGGCAAGCGTCCAGGTGGCCAGGTGTCGCTGAGCTTCGCGGATAACTGGCCCTGCGGCTGCATCGCTCATCAGCACGGGCAGCACACCATAGACGTGCAGTACGGCTTCACGGGCTGCTTTCAGGCTTTCCAGGGCCATGGAGTCGCGCAGGTTGGGGGTCATGTCGGCCGGCCGCCAATCGTCAGGCGCGCCCTGTGCGCCTGCATACACGGTGCTGGAATCGCGCACCAGCACGCGCCCGTGCTTGCCTTTGAACGAATGCGCCAATTTGGAGTTGGCGCCTGCACTGGTTTCTGGCATGCCCAGCACTTTGGAGCCAATGGGGGCATCGCGGAATACTTCAGCCAGGGCGACTTCGGTCGCATTGAGCAAGCCCGCGGATATGGATGCCCTGCGCAGCGGCGCCACACCTTGCCAGGGCGAACGGGCATCGGCGCCGATGCGGATGTGCAGCACTTCGCCCGCCAGAGCTGTGATGTTTGTGCCGCCATGGATTTCGGGCACGCTCAGGCGATAGGCGCGTGGCTTGCCTGCACTCGTTGTCAGGTCGTAGTCGCTGACAGGCACCAGGCCATCGGGGCTGATGTACCAGACGGAGTTGCCTTCCGTCGCCAATTGCCGCCCCATGCTGGCCAAGACTTCCGGCGTCAGCCATTGGCTGTCTGTGGTGGCCATGCTCAAGCCATTGGCCCACAGGTTCGCACATCCGGCTACCACGCCCGAGAGGTCGGCGCCTGCGTCGGTGATGGCTTCTGCATGCGCCAGCATGGCCAATGCGGTGTAGCTGCTGCCGATGGCCTGGGAGCGTTGCTCTGGCTTGGTGCGGCGGAACCAATCAAACATGTCGATAGGCTTTCAGGATGTCTGCCGCGCCCGAGTATTCCAGCGCGCGGGCCATTGCTTGTGCGGGGCGATGCACGGTGCGGCTAACCCCTGGCACGGCGTCCGTGTGGCTGGTGATGCCGCTGCTGCCTTCGGCTTTGATGGCGCTCAGGTAGTCGTGCAGGCGGCTATAGGCTTCCAGCACATCAGCGGGCGGGGTTTCGTCGTGCCCTGCACTGCCTTGCAGGCGGAAATACCCAGGGGGCACTTCCACGCCAAACGGTGTGCGAATGGGTTTGTGTGTAACCCAGCCGCCTGGCGGCGCGGCAGATGATCCGTAGTTGTTGAACCGCTCAACGCTTGTGATGGTGGTGGGGTGCAGCGGTGGCACGAACAGGCCGGGGCCGCGGATGATCCATTGCACGGTGCGCACGCCCCAGCGTACGGCAATGTATTGCTCGATGCGTCGCCAAATGGCTTCATCTTCATACCCTTGTGGGCGTGAAGCGGGCGTGCTTTCGTGGAATTCGCCAATGATGATTTCGTCGTTAAACATGCCGCCACCTGAATGCAGGGGATGCAGAGCGCTTTTGTGGCTGCGCTTGCTCGGTTTCTTCTTCGGCTTGCTCGTCTTCGCTTTCCAGTGCCGCTTCCTCGACGATGGCGTCGTGATAGGCTGGCGCGGTCACGATGGACATTTCATAAAGCAGGGCCTCATTGATCGTTCGGATACGGGCGCGGCCTTGCGCTGGGTCTTCGTCTTCCCAGCTTTCCGCATGGGGCACGGTTTGCTTGGGGGGAATCCGAAAGCCTGGCGATAGGCCTACGCTCAAACCGGCAGCAACCAGCGCCATCACGTCCTTGGCGTAGCTGGTTTTCATGACGGATTCGGTAATTACGGCCTCGAACAGCAAGGCGGCTGCGGTGTCCGTGAAAGATAGCGTGCCATTGAGTTTGCTGGCCAGTGGCTTGTCGTAGCTGTGGCCAAACAGCAGATGGATTTCTGCCAGCTTGTCCACCAGGCGATAACGGAATGCCCCAGGCTTGAATCGCTCTTTGACAGGCCGGCCGTGGTTGCCGCCATCGGAAAGCACGGCCGTTTTGTTGTACGGAAAGCGTCCACGGATGAGGCGGCTGCCATCATCGCGTTTTCTGATTTCCAGTTGGCCGGGCAGGATCAGCATCAGGCAGCAGGGATCGGAATGTCTTTCAGCAGGTGCAGTTGCGCATTGCGCGCCACGGTCACGTCGGCTGTCAGCAGCGCGGTCAGCTTGACTGCGCCCGATGCGGCCCCGCTGTACGGGTCGCGGATCAGGTCCACCCCGCCCCATACGCCGATCATGAAGGGGGCCAGGCCGCCGGCTGTGGTGGTCAACAGGGCATGCGTTTTGCGCGATGAAGTTGCGCCGGTAGTGGCCATGGCGTTGCCGCTTTGCACGACAGAATGCACGCGCGCGGTCAAGCGGTCGTACTCAGAAATGCCGCTGCCAGCATCCCAGGCTTTGCCGTCCAAGGCATCCCACACTTCCGGGCGGAACAGGATGCGCACGTCGCCAGGGCCGCCGGCCGCATTGGCCAGCATGAAGGCTGCGATGGCGGCGCGGAAGTCGGCGTATTTCGCGCCGGTGGCGGTGCTACTGCCATAGCCGTAAGTGGCTTGGCCTGCCACCACGCCCAGCGGCTGTCCGCTGGCACCCGTGCCCAGGAAAACGGCTTTGTCCAATTCGGCCTGAATGGCCCCGCGGATGTCGTTGCGCGCAGCGTCTTCAATCCCAGCGGAAGCCAGCAAAGCGCGGCGGGTGAAGGCTACTTGTACGCCCAGGTTTTGATGCGGCTTCAGCGTTTTGCTGGCCGTGGTGAATTGCGTTGGCCCTGCCACATCGCCGGTTTCAGTGGCAGCCCAGCCGGCAGTAATGGCGGAGCTGGTCACAGGGTATTCAGCCGTGCCGCGTCCGATATTGACCAGGCTTGCGCCCATGCGTGCGGCCACCGAGTCCGGGAACAGGCGCGCAATGATTGGCTTGAATTCCACCGGATTGACAACGCCAGCGGCAACGGTTTCGCCCGAGCGTTGTTCCAGCGCCTCAAGGGGAATGGGTACGCCTTGATAGCCACCAGAGGAGCGCATTTCCTGTGCGACCTCGGCCGTCGCACCATCCAGGGCGCGCCCTTCGTCCAAAAACAGCATGGCCTGGCGCAGCTCGAATTTCTCAACCAGGCTACCCCATTCGTTGGCTTTGGCATCGCCCAAGGCATCGGCGGCAGAGCGGCGTTCTTGGGCCTCACCGATCAATGCGGCACGGTAGCGCTGTTCATTGGTGCCGTATTCCCCGTCCAGCGCTGCCATTTCGGAGCGCTGCTCTTGAGTGGGCGAATCAATCCCAGCAAGGTGGGCAAGTTTTTCGCGGATTTCCGACTGGCGGCGGGCGATTTTTTGCGAAGTCAGCATGAACAAAACCTTTGGAGAGTTGTTCTACCGATTCTATCCATTTTTCACGATGTGGTATAGAGTTTCGCAATCCGATTTCCTGAATGGTCTTCTTCGAATGGCAGGAAACGCACAGGGTTTGCAGGTTTTCCAGCACAAAGGCCAGTTCCGGGGCGTGGCGCACGGGTTGGATGTGATCGACTTCAAGGCGACCACGGGCACCGCATTGCACACACTTGAAGCCGTCGCGGCGTTTTGCAGCCAGGCGCAGCGGCGGCCAGCGCTTGTCCTGTAGAACTTCGCGGCTGAAGCGGAAATAGTCCTTGTTCATGCCCATACCGCTGCCGGCCTCGCTTCTTTTGGCATGCGGCCCAGCAAGCGCCGGCCTTCGGCCACGGCCAGCACGGCAGCAGCAGCGGCATCGATGCGCCCCAGGCTGCGGGCTTTGGCCAGCTTGGCATTGCCGGCCATGTCTGCCACCGTTACGGCGTCAGACAGAGCCGATCGCATCAGCAGGGATGGCGCCGCCTTGACCTGTCCATCGAAGACAGCCTGGCGAAAGCGCTCTACGTCCTCGGCGCCATCTTTCCAGCCCATGCCGCGCCATACCACGGGCACGCGCAGGCTGGCTTTGCGCATGGCTTCTTCAAACTCGCTTTGGCGATAGCGGTCTGAAGTCAGGCAGGCAATGGGGTAGCCATCGGCGTGACGGGCGATCAGCTCCAGGAACTTGTCTGCCGGAACGATGCTGCCGCCCATCGTCACCAGTTCGCCCCGCTGGTGCATTTCGACGTAGCGCCCGCGCACGCCATCACGCTGTCCGCGCTCTTCCAGCCCCGGATCGTTGGGAAATGCACCGAAACTTTCCATGCGCCCGCTGTTGGGCCAATAGAACACGGCGGCGCTCATGGAGCTGCTGCCACCCAGGTCAACGCCGATGATCAGCGGCCCTTGGCGTTCGGGCAGCTCGGAGACTTCGCAATCCAGCCAGGTGTCCACGTCGATCAGCATGTCGCGGCGCTCGCCGGAAACGCGCTCGTTGCGGTTGTAGAGGCGAAAGCTCGATAAAGAGGCACCCCCTCTTGCGATGGCGCGGCGCGCCTGTTCCTGTAGCCATTGCAGCGATGAGCCAATGCCTTCAGACGCGCCGGGGTTGGCCACGATCAGGCTGTCCAAGTCGTCAGCAGGCAAGCCCACTTCGGGCCGATGTTCCTGCACGTAGGTGCCCGCTGGCGGATCGTCCAGCCACTGCGAGAACGAATGCGCATCCGATGAAGCGCTGGTGGAGATCATGAAACATTGGCCGCCGCGCTTGCCCAGGCCAGACAGCATGGCCGATTCCAGGTCGTCGCCTTTGTCGTCGTGCCAGTGGCCGCGCTCATCCATGATGCACAGCGTTGGCGATGTACCAAGGGCGTTTTTGGGTTCGGCAGCAATGCAGCGCAGGATATGGCCACCGCCGCCGCCGTCAAACTCAAATTCCAGCTTGGCACCGCGGCGCACGGTGATTTGCTCGCGCAGCTCATCGGGCAGGCCAGTGATCAGGCCCAGCAGGTAGTCAAACACCACGGCCGCTTGATCGCGTACCCGCGCAGCCACCAGAATTTCACGCCGGGGCTGGCTGTCCCACACGCCCAGCAGGGCACCCAGGCCAAGGCCGGCCGTCAGGGTTGACTTGCCATTGCCGCGGCCCACGCTCAAACACGCCACGGCTGTGTCTTTGTGAATGGCCCCATTGATGAAGTCACGCTGGAACTGCGCCAAGCGGATGTGCTGCCCGGCCAGTTTGCCTTCTGGCACCTTCAGCGCCTCGATAAAGCGCGCGGCCGTGGCACCGTTGAAGGGCTGGCCTGTCTTGAATGGATCGGTTTTTCTTGCCATTGGATCAAAAATGAGAATTGAGAAGCCCCCCCTGCGTCTGCCACCCCCCAGCCTTTCCGCGGGATTGGCACCGGAATCTGCGCTGTTTGTCACCCCTGTCAATTTGTCACCCCTGCGCGTGCCGTCGTTGTGCTAACGCTGCGAGCGTTAGTTTTGTCGTTAGCTGCGCTGCTACTGGCAAAGCCTTCCCGAAAACCTTCCGCGCGTGAACATCGTCGTGACTCTGCGTGACTCTGCGTGACTCTGCGTGACTCTGCGTGACCGCCTTCATGCGATTGCTTGCAGGCACGCCTTGGCTGTCTCGCTCATTCAGTGAATATTCCGTGCAGGAGATGGCTTCTCTAGATGGTGTCCGTGAATCGGTCTAGACGAGTGGGTGATCTAGCCCTCCATTGGGCCGATTCGTGGTCTAGCAGCAGGTGCCGATAGACCATAAGTCGGTCCAATAGCGGGCTTCTCTAGACCATGAGTCGGCCTAAGCCCTTCGTTTTTGCGGTAGGCACTGCGCACGAATGTTTCGGCTGCGCCAGGGTCATAACCGGGAATGCGATCCAACGCGTAGAAGGTCAGCGCATACCAACTTGCTTTATTGGGCCGATGCCCCTTCACCGTTTCATGGATCAAGCCAGCTTTGATCAGCTCAGCCTTGCCCCTTGTAATAACGTCCCGGCTATTCAATCCGCGTGTGCGCAGATACTTCAGAGACAGCAGCAAGCGCCCGTTGTTATCTCCCACGTACTGGCGTGCCAGTTCAAACAACAGGTTGCGGGCAGAGAGGCTTAAGCCTTGGTAGGCAGGGCTATCCAACACTGCCCACGGCAAGGCCACAAACCCCCCAGCGTCACGGTTTTGGCTAGCCCTTTTTCTGCGGTAGTCGCGGCCCATCCTGTCACCCTCCAATGTGCGGCAGGGTCAGCGGCTCCAAGGCACGCTTGGCGCGCCGATAGGCTTCGCGGTGATCGGGGGCGTCCCGTATGGCCTGGGTTGCCAGGTGCTGCGCCGCGATCAGCAAGGCCTTGTGTGGCACGTCTGCAATCGCCCGCGTGCCTGCCTTGATGCCCGCGGCTTTGTTCAGCAGCTTGTTCAGGTTGGCATGCACCCAGCGCTCATTGGGTAAACCAGCAGTCAAAACGTGCAATTGGCTGTGCAGCTCGTGATAGCTGGGCAGGTATTCCTGATTCAGCTCTGCCTTGTGGCGGGCGTCGCGGAATGCAGCCACCAGCTTGGCCTTGAGTTCCACCACGCGCGCCGTGTTGCGGCTCAGCGTCAACAGAAAAAAGGCTTGGTCTTCGTTGAGCAAGGCGAAGCGTTCGCGCTGCCCGCTTGGCAAAGGTTCCATTTCAAATGGAAGCTTGCCCAAACTCTGCATCTCAGCGGCGTAACGCTCGATCAGTTGCACCACCGCTTTGTGCTGGTTCCCCAACGCCTGGGCAATCAGACGGCTGTCCACGCGGGCTTCATTGCGCTTGAAAGTGATGGGGATCATGCCTGCCCCCTTGCAATCAGCCAGTTCTGCACCTTGCCCGCTACCCAGCGGGTGCAGCGCGCGCCGTCTTTGACAGGGGCGGGGAACGTCCCAGCGGCTACCTTGCGGCGAATGGTCGATTCGCTCAAACCAGTGACCGCGACAACAGTCTGAATCTTCAGCAGTGCTTCGGGGATGTGAAGCGCCTGGATAGTCTGGGTTGTGCGGTTATGGCGTGGTGTGGGTTGGAGTCGTTGCATATTGCACCTCGTGAATGAACACGGGGTGCAGTAGATATCAATCACATTGATAAAGATACAGAACTGAACTGGCAAAGTACGTACTGAGCTAGCAGAATACGCACCTTGCTAGCGGAGTGAGTCGTCTAATTTTTCAAAGACTTCTCCCATTCTCTGCACCAACGTTCTATCACATGTTGACTCTTAAGTGTTGTAAATTTTTCAAGCATATCTCGAGCAAATGCAGCCTTGCTCGCATATCGCGAAGGGTCTGCATTCCATAATATCCAACACTCCATTACTCTTTTTTTATCCTCTTGCTTTGGGTCATTAGCCAACTTTGCGCTCGCCCCTAAAGAAGCATTATTTTTTCTAATACTCTTCACAAGAGCGGATTCCCCTTCCTTCCAAATTTCACCAGTCCTGCAGGTCAGCTCAAGAAGTCTCATGGCCCTAAGCCCAGCCATAAAAGAACACCAGATAACTGCTTTTTCTCGCTCTCTTGCCTTTTCGTTTTCTAGAATAACCTCTCCATGCTTGGCTGTCAGCAAACTTGCCCACCAGTTCATTAGCTCAAGCGAAACATCTGAAATTTCTTTTTTAAAACCAAATGGATCAGATTCATTTGCAATCTTTTTATTTGTTGATATTAATATGGCGTGAGCGTCCTTCACTTGCCGAATAATAAGATTTAATGGATTGTTTAAATCAACCCCATCAGGTCTATCGTCAAAAATGGCAAATGGCAGAAATATCATTTGATTTTCATCGTTTCCATCATTAGATTCGCTCATGCTTCACCTCCATACTAAAATCCAGCAACAGAGGATAGTGTTCTGTTGAACAGCTCTCCCATGTTTTTGCGCTCAGCCTTCCTCTGCAAAGCCGCGCAGGGGCTTCGCGGTTTCTCAAGCCCGTAGCGGGATGACTTCAGCGCCTTTGCGCAGCTTGTCCAGGTAATCGGCCCATTGCTGCATCATCTCCCGGCGCTTGTCCAAAAATTCGGCGCGATCGTAGGCGGCGCCCAGCGGGCCGCTTTTGCCGTGAGCCAGTTGCGCTTCAATGACGTCTGGCTGCACGTCCATTTGCTCCACCATGATGGTTCTGGCCATGGCGCGAAAGCCGTGCGCCGTCATTTCGTCATTGGTGTAGCCCAGCCTGCGCAAGGCGGTGCGGATGGTGTTGTCGCTCATGGGGCGTTCGCCCGTCAGCAGCGATGGAAAAACGTAGGTTCCATGCCCTGTGAGGGGGAACAGCTCATTCAGCGTCTGGATGGCCTGCCGGGCCAGCGGCACGATGTGCGGCCGCCCATTCAGCTTGCCATGCAGCGTGCGCTTCATGTCGGCAGAGGGGATGCGCCATTCAGCGGCTTGCAGGTCAATGTCGGCCCACTTCATTTGCCGGATGTTTCCTGGCCGTTGGAACGTCAGAGCAGACAGCAGCAGCGCAGCGCGTGTGGTGGGCTGGCCGGTGTACATGGCAATGGCTTGCATCAATTCGCCCGCCTTGGCTGGTTCCAGCACGGCGGCCATGTGCTTGACGGTGATGGGCACCAGCGCCCCCTGCAAATCAGGCGCGGGATTCTTTTCGCAGCGCCCCGTGGCAATTCCGTGCCGGAAAACTTGGCCGGCCCATTGGCGCAGCGTGTGGGCGCTTTCGTGTGCGCCGCGAGCTTCCACTTTGCGCAGTACATGCAAGAGCATGGGGGCGGTGATGGAAGACAGGGGCAGGCTTCCCAGGGCGGGGAACATGTCCTTTTCCATCAGCGATAGCCAGCGCTCGCCGTATCGGGCGCTCCATGAAGGGGCTTTGATCTTGTGGAATTCGCGCGCCACCGTGGCAAAGGTCGCTTCTGCGTCCACATGCCTGGTCAGCTTGTCCAGTTGCCGCTGCTGCACTGGATCTATCCCCGTGGACAGCAGCTTGCGTGCGTCGTCACGGGCGAAGCGGGCATTCTTCAAGGAAGTGGCCGGATAGCCGCCCAGCGCAAGGCGCTTTTCCTTCCCGTTGTAGCGGTACTTCCAGAACCAGCGTTTAGAGCCGGCCGGTGTCACTTCCAAGTAAAGGCCGCCTGAGTCGGCGTAGCGCACGCGGGGCTTGTCAGGCGGGCAAAGGGCGTTCTTGCACTGGATTTCGGTCAGCATGGGGGAACACTTTTCAAAAAACGGGGGAATTCCCCCCGCGTTCCCCTAATTTGTACCCCCGTTCGCGCTGAACTGCAATGCCCTTACATGAATGCTTATGAAGCGAAAAATCCCTTAACTCATTGATTTCAATTGAAATTTGGCAGGATATGACGCTTCATGAAATCTTCCAATGGCCTGCCAGGAGGGACTCGAACCCCCGACCTGCTGCTTAGAAGGCAGCTGCTCTATCCAGTTGAGCTACTGGCAGTGATGAGGTGGGTCAAGAAAATGCAGCCCGCTTCGGCGAGCGGGCTGCTGGTTTGATTCTTGGCGGAAGAGGTGGGATTAAAATATCTTTAAAAATCAACATATTACCATCCAAATACCATGATCCATGCCATTCAATGCATTTGACCAATGAGTCGCCAAGCAAAACCCATAAGTCGCGATTATGGCACGCGGCAAGTTGTGCAGCGGGTTTTGCTTTGGCTGTTGCTTAATCCCCTTTTGCATCCACAGATCAATGGCAAACCACTGTTGCACCCGTGCGGACACATGTTCCACCCGAAGGTCCCGTCATCGTGCTTGAGCCTGACCCATGATGGTGGTAAACACCGCCCACATTGTCGTAGCAAAAGCCACCGCTACAATGCGTCATCACGCTGGGCTCGGGCATGCTTTCATACGTTTTATCACGCTCCCTGGGTGCAGAGCCGCGCACTGGAGCGTCCCATGCGCCACGTATAGGCTCATCACGCCCCCTGGACACAGAGCCAGGCGCTGGGGCGTCCCATACACCACGCTCCCTTGCCAAGTTTTCCTTTTCACGCATGTGCTGTTCACTCACTTGCGAATCTGAAACCATGCGCCGATGCATCGCTTGCCGCTGCCGCACAAGGCGCTGCACGAACTCCCTCTCCTGCTGCTCTAGGCGGTTCATTTCGCGCATCCGCTTGCGCTCTTGAGCCAACGCGTAATTGATCTCCCTATTCACATAGGTGGTGTAGGAGACCTCGTTGACAATTTTCTTGCCCTCCCCTTTCGCACATGGCACGGATTGGTAGGTTACCCGCCCAGCATCCTCGCACTTGAACACTTGTGCGTGGACAACGAAAGACCAAGAAAGCAAGGTGGCAGCAAGCAACGGCTTCAT